ATCTTTTGTGTACGGATTTTAACAACCGAATTGTATAAGTAGATGATACGCCTATTGTATCACATAGCTCTGCATTTGTCATTGGGACTCCTGTCTCGTGTAATATGTATCGTCTTAGCATTTCCCAAGAAGCAAATCTATCTACTTGCTCCCTGCACCAATTACGATTTAATGTGATGTCACTTTCCTTTTCGTACATATCTGTAGCTAGTTCCCATGTGATCTGATATTGCTTCAAAGGTTATATCCTTACCTATCAACTTACCCTGCCATTTACGGGGTACAAGCATGGGAACTTTCTTGCCAATTTCTTTATTAAAGACGTAGTTATACCGAGGGTTGGGACACTCATTTAAAACATGACCAGTATAGTGCTTGGGTATAATCTCTTCAATCATGAAGGACTCTTCTAGGATGGCTGTGCCTTCCTCGTTTACCCATGTATTCTTTCCCTTACCTGTCAATGAACCTTCGGGCAGCTTGTCCTGTGCTATTTCCATAGCGTCTTCAAACTCCACCTCTTGTTCAAGTGCTATCTGCGTTAATTTCTTTTTAGGCATTAGTATCCTCCTTTTCCTTTAGTTGTTGTTTCCATATTATTTGTTGCAAAGTGATCTGGTCCCATTCCACCATTAGCCATGCGCAGGTATCGAAGTAAGTCAACAAAGTCCTTTAGTGGCTCGTCTCGCTTACCTTGGTGACCCCAGTTTAGTAGGCTGTATATTAAATTACCACAGGACTCGTGTATAGACAGCAAAGGTCTGTTGCTTTCGTCTACGGGCAAGTTTGGGTTGTATTTCATCCACTCGTCAATGGCTGCAATGCCAGAGTCAATGTCAGCTCCGTTAGATGGGACAAAGAACATACCTTTGTCGGCAAAGCTTTCAAATAGGTCAGAGTTGTCTTCGTTCTCACGGGCAAAGTATCTGGAGTCACCTATACGCTCAAAGACTTCTACGCCCAACTCTTCCTCAATCATACGGAACTCATCGACGTAGGACTGGACATCGTATCCAATCTTCTTAGATGCTGGACCAAACTTCCAACGTGGATCACCGAAGATAGCCCACTCACCGTAAGTGTCACGGTCAGGCCACTCTCTAAGGACAGTTACATACCCCTTGCTATCTACTGCCGCCCACAGAGCCACATAGTTCCTTGCACCAGCGGGGTCAACCACCTGGTAGACAGTATGGGTCTTGTCGGTTATTGCGGGTAGCTCTGAACAGGTGTGGACGCTTGTGTTGAACGAAGGGAACAGTGTGTTCATGCTCTTGACTGGTATGCCGTAAGCACGGGTCAATACTTCGTCCCTAGCACTGTTCTGTAACTCCTTACGGATGCGCTCATACCCACCGAACGGGTTTAGCTCACTATGGAAGTAAACAATCCCTGCATCCTTAGACTTGCTGTATTGAACAAAGGGAACCTCCTCGTTGTCTAGCAACTCTGCGTTACGTGTCTTACGAGTCTCTGCATCCTTTAAGAACGAAGCCACGAACGGCGTGTAGCCATCAATGGGGGTGAAGGTCATCAGCATCTTAGAGTTACGGGTGACCAAACGGAAGCGCATGGTGTTTACCAAGTCTCCCTCCTCCAGATACTCATCAAGCCACAGACCAATGTTGTGCCACTTAGGTGTCTTACTACCAATTTCCAAACCCTCAAACTTAGATCGGTTGGCAATAAACTGTGAGTAGGTGTGGAAGTATACAGTAGAACCGTTGGGTAGGATAAAGCTAGCACCAGTAAAGCCGTTCTTGAACGTGTAGTTCAAATACTCTACAGTAGACTTAGACTTCTTCTTTAGCTCTGGTGGTAGGTAATTGTAAACCGCACGTTGTTGCACACGCACCGACGCATCGTTGTCCTGGGCAAAGCATACTATCTCAGCGTTAGGGTTCTCTAGTGCAGCCTTGACCACACTCCTAGCCCCCATCTCTGTCTTAGAGCTACGGTTACCACCACTAACAAAGACAGTGTTGACCGTTTCAAAAAACTTGTCTACGTGCTTCCATCCCTCTAGTTCAAAGCCGTAGTGCAATGGGTCACTCTCCGCTGAACGTATGCGCCCCTCGTGAGCCTCGTGCAAGTCAGATAGCAACTTAGGGTCAGCCTCACCTAGAAGAACTATTTCCTCGTCCGTAGGGGCTTTGATTATTGGGTGCTTTGTAAACTCAATAGTCATTCTTCTTCTGCTGAATTATCGGAATCATCCTCAAACTCCCACTGAATCTCTATGTTTTCGTCACTGATCTCTTCCTGCATCTCACGTAACAGCATCCTTCCCGCTGGCAGATGGTTGTAGTCATAGAATAGTTCTCCTTGTTCATCCATTACAATGAAGCAGTAATTCTCAAAATGTTCTCCAAGTATCCCACGTATCTGGTCATAGATAGGCTCATAGCTATCATCTCCGAGTGACCTAGACATCTTGAACCTCAGCCTCTATCATCTTTGCTTTAGCTATCCTATCCCTAGCTGCCTTGATTGTGGCCTCATAATCATCTTGGGTAAAAACCTTTTCCTCTCTGGTGATCTGCGAGGCTTCACCACGTGCCGTCATGCTTTGCCTGTGGCTGACCTCAAGTATCTTGTTCTTTGCTTGTAGAGCCTTAGAGAGGGCTTCAACAGCCTTCCAGTCTTCCTCCTCCTCTGCCTTGCAGATACGAGCCATCGTGTCACTAAGACCCTCTGAGGTGTCCATGTATATGCCACCACTAATCTTACCACCCTCTTCCTTCCAGTCTCCTATGTGGTCACACCAGTCAGACTTCAACCTAGCCACTGTGCTAGTAGAGCAACCTGTAAGCTCCAGAATCTTCTTACCACTTGTCCCTACTGCTACTAGCATCAAGACCTCCTGTGCCTTAGCAGGGTTACCGACACTTAAAGGCGGTCTACCGCTGCCTTTAGGCTCCCACGACTTTACAAAGCTATTGACCGACTCCGAGATGGAGTTCGATAGGTTGGCCAGGGTTTGTTCGTTTTCTTCACTCATCCTTATATACCATCCGTGTCTTAACTCCACCCTTACTAGACTTAACCTCTATGCCCTTGGGCTTACCAGACCAATTGATCTGAGACCAGTTCTCTTCTAGCTTCTTATCATCCCTATTTAATTGCCTGGGTTGGCTTCCTTTAGTAGACATAATCCAAAGCCAATCATACTTACCATAATTTGTCAACCCCCCATAAATGAGCAAATTTGACCACAACTCTGGTCATTTTTGACCACTACATTTTATGGCACTTCTGTAAGTCCTTGATAAAACTCTCATACTGGTCAATTTTGACCATTTATACAAATTAGCATAGTTTATGCTATAATACTTATTCAGTCAACCATCGGAGCAAGCGTGTAAGCCCAAGTCCTATAGTCCCCCACTATGAGTTGTAAAAATACGGGTAGGCATAAAGGAGTCCTAACGGACGTAAACGAACAGTGTTCTGACGAACGGTGTCCCTAATGCTTAGAGGTTGGATAGCCCTGATGATGCCATGCAAGCTAGCCATAAAATATTATCAACGGAGTGTATTGACTTAACTACCTCCACTTTCGTAAACCGTTGATATTAGCCCATGGGGCGAAGCTGTGTCTACGCAACAGAACCTAACCATATAGAAGCCTCGCAGGAATATATTTTTTTATAGGGCGGTGGATGTATATACATATCTGAGTAGCAGACGTTTGCTGATCCCCCCCACCCCTGTCGAAAAAATGTGAGCTTGCATGGATCGCATGCGGTTTGCTTGCCGATTGCTGGGAAGTTTCGCGCGCATGGGTTTCTTTTTATTCTTTTCGGGAGGGATACATTCTGCGACCAGGTTATACGACCAGGTTATACGACATACATCTTGCGACCAGTTTATGTGACCAGGTTATACGACATACATCTTGCAGCCTAAATATAGAGCCAGTATTCGATAAGCTTATCCCATGGCCTATTCCATGGTAGATAAAAAAAGATAAGATTTATTAAAAATAGGGGTTGACACAAGGTAATACACTTAGGTAATGTGTTTGTATCGCAAGCAAACTGCTAAGCGAATCTAAACTAAACAAAGGAAAACAAATGAAATATATTAAAAAGAATACACCGATACAAAGTTGCATTGCATTAGGCGAAAAGACATTTGATTACGAGGCTAGTATCGTAGAAATTATTGAAGACGCATTGACTGGTAAAGGCCATTCAATGGTTCGACTAGTCGACGGCGGCCTGTATTACGTGCTAACAAATAGAATCGTTGAACGCGATTACGAAACAATCATTTACCGTTATAATTTGATCGACGGCGAAACAATTGAAAAACAAGGGAATAATCTTGAAACCATTATTCTAAATTACCGTAAAAAGTTGAAAGCGAATAAAAAGAATCGCGCTCAAAAGAATAGTTTGCAATATCGATTCGCGCACGATTTAGAGTTTATGAGTGCATAAGCTTAAGAACCCTTCCAACCCTTGCCCGCCTTCTCATTTGAGTCGTGCGGGCTTTGGGGTAGGCGAATGAATCGCCTTAAACCTAAACTAAATATATACCATGCAAACAATAAACTACGTAAAGACGGGCGGCCAATTTGGACGCAAACGCGCACTTCCTACCTTTATAATTGAATCATTCAAGACAGATTCGGGAGTAACGAAATATAGAGTGACAGACGAGCGCAACTTAGAGCGCGGATCGTGCGGCACTTTTTTAACCTTGCAAGATGCCATTCGCGAATTCAAACCATACGCAGATCAGCGCACGCGCTTATTCTAATCATTCAAACCATAAACCTAATATAATGAAAACACTGATTGAAAAATATTGCGAAGCTGTCGAATCGACGGGCAAAGAAATAACAATTCAACTGCAAGACGGGTTAACTGAGAAGCTTTACAATAAAGTGAAGGCCGTTGCTAACCGTTATGACATTGCTTGCCATGCGGGCAGTTATGACATCTTACTAAAGCCTAGCGTCAAATATATTGACGGGCGTAAACTAAACTAAACTAAACAAAGGATAAACAAATGAAAAACGAAACAATATTGAAACATAAAAGCGGCGTAAAATTCCAGTATGTCGAAACATTCACTCCACAATTTAGCAAGCAAGCTTTCGTAAAGCTTTTAAACCTAAAGAGCGGTAAACATGAGTGCTTTATGGCAAACACTTATAAGCAATTCTTTACGGCCGCACTTTAACCTTGCAATCTATAAAAGACAAAGAGAAAAGACAAACGGCACAAACTCCAAAACCTAAAAACCATAAACTAAAAACATACTATTATGAAAAACACACTATCCACACTTGAAGCAGTAAACGAATTAGGCAAATACGATTGTTTCAACTCATTCACTTACGAGGGCACGAAAGCACTTGTCGAATACATAGAATCAATTGAAGAGGATTGCGGCACGGAAATAGAATTTGATGCCGTCGGCCTTGCTAGTGAGTATGCCGAATACGAAAGCTT